CAATCCTGCCATTCCAAATTCAGGAGGAATTTGAGTAAAGACAAGAGCATCCCGAAAAGCAAATTCAGCCGTAACGCTTACTTGATCTGTAAGCTGGGAAGAACTATAATTTCCTGCGGTGACAGAAACCTGGTAAGTGCCATGGTAGTCATAGGAATGAGAAACTGTCTGTTGGTCGTATACATAGGTCCCATCTCCAAGATTCCATATAGAATAATCATAAGCAGAATTCAGCGTGTGTTCAAACGTTGTTCCGTAGACATCGCCTGCTAAACCGGTCGGAGTTGTAGTAAACAAGGTTGGCATCGTATTAGACGAAGGATGTTGTTTCGATTACATCAATTTTATTTGCAATGTCAAATAAAGAATCAAAATAAATGTATTCAAAATCTTTTAAGTTGATGTTATTTGTTACAACTGCTTTGTCTAAGTCTGGAAATGTGGGATTCCAATAGAAAAGAGAAAGTCCGTTGTAAAACTCTTCTGTATCTAATCTTCTTGTAAGGATATTGCTTACTCCATTGATAGAAAGAAGTCTTTTGATTAGTTCGCTGTGACCGTAAACTCCTCCAAGAGTAGTTTGTATCGGATTAAAGAAATCTTGAATTATTTTTACTGCTTCCGTTTTAATCGAGCTTGTAGATCGTTTGCTAGTTGGAAGCTTTACAATTTCAAGCTTACAAAAGTCTTTATCGGTAATTTCTATGTCACTGTCAACAGATTTAACTCCGAAAGCAAATGCTTTTAGCAATGGATCTAAAAACGTAATTTCTGTTGTTAACGTCTTTAATGGTTGAATGTCAGAAAGCAGAATTTCTTTTTGAGCAGGCAACAAATACTTTAGAGAAGAAGTCTGAGCAATTTTCGGAGTTGCGCAGATGTAAATGTTGTTGAAATTGCAGCTGTCAGCATAGAGTACTTGATTCAACAAGATTTGTCTATAAGAGGTAGGAGAAACTTGAATGTCATTAAAATACCTCAGGTAATTGTTAACGTACTCCCAGTTAGAAAATACTTTAACGTCATTGATAAAATTACTGTGATTTGTTTTAATGAACGTTTCGTAGTCTTCCCTTGTAACTAAGCGATACTGGCTTTTGAAGTTTGACGGAGCATTTCTTCTAATGCTATCTGCTGTTTCAATATCTTTTGGAATCGTGGAACCGACAACGTTTGCAAAAAACAAACTTGTAAATTGATTGTTGTTGATGAAAGAGATTCCATCACTTGTATCATTAAGGACTGAAGCAAAGTTATTTGAAGTATAAATTGACTTGCTAGCAATTGTTAAATTATTTGGACCAATCACTCCTTGGTTTCCTGAGCTTTGCAAATAATAAATTACTACCTTTTCCCCTTCTTCGAGTCGTCTTCCATTAATTCCGTCCCCGAACATAATTTCGTAAGTTAAGTCAGAGTTCAATCGCTTTTCAAAAACACGAGCAAATGAAGCTTCAACATAGAGACTAGGAACACTTGAATATTGGATCCAACGGTTTTGGTCAGGTTCAAATACATATACGTCAATATTAAAGTGATCGATTAAAGCACTGCTATTATCAATTACAACAATTTCATTTTCATCCCCAGCAGCAGTGTACAAAGGAGTTTCCCGGAAGGCTCCTTGGAACATTAGCTTCTTGTTTGAAACATCATTCAATTGCTGAGCAACAGAAGATGTTATGTTAAAGGAAATATCTTCATTGAAAGAAAAAGGAACTCCTCCAATTGATAGATACGAATAACGAGGAATTGTATAAACTCCAGGATTAAACCCTTGAGCAGAGCACTGAAAAGAAAGAGTTGATGTTTGATAGCCAATTGGTTTATAGTCTAACAGCTTAACGATTCGATTGATGTTTTCATAAAGCTGCGCTTCTGTAAACATCGATTCGGTACTTGTTCTATTCAAATAGAACATTAAAGTGTTGAACGAATAAGAAACGATATCAATAATTGCAGCTAAATTCGAACCAATGTAGTTTTGGTCAGTAAAAACTCCTTGGTCGTTTAATCTTTCAATAATAAGATTGCGAAGCGAAATGGCATCAAAGGCAGCATAGCTATCGTTTGAGAGCGGATATTCGTTTGTTGGAGCTTTTTCTATTGCCATATTATCTGTTTCTTGAAGTTTCTACAAAAATAAACGTTTGGTTTTTTGTGTCTAAAATAGTATTTATAGATGCTACCGTATTAAAGATAGGGATTGAAACGATTAAAGTTATTTCATACTCGTTGTCGTCTGGTTTAGCTACTACATTGCAATTTTGAACTCTTACTCTTGGTTCAAAGTTTTCTACAGAGGTAACTATCCTTTCCCCAATAAGCTGACCGTTTTCTTGAGAAACGGATTCAAACAAATATTGATAAAGATCTAAGCCATATAAAGGAAATAAAAACCTTTGGCCAGGTCTTGTGTTGAATAAGTTTTTTAAAGAGTTGCGAATAGCACTTTCATCAAAGTCTACTTTCACGTCGTTTCCGTCAATTCTAGTACGGAGAACAGGATTGTATATGCTAGTTTTTTCGAAATCCAAATGCAAGTCTTTAAACGCAAATTGTTTTTGCTTGAATTGATCTGCTATTTGTTCTAGATTTGCAATTTTGATTGCCATTAAAATTACTTATGGAAGGAAAAGGGAATGAGATTTTTTGAACCAGATTGATAAATAAGATTCATGAGTAACTTTGATGTGTTGTTCGAAAAAGAAATGGAGCCGTTTCAAACGGGTGGTTTTACTGTTGGAAGTCGTGTTCGTTTTAAAAAAGACGCGTTAAAACACGAATACGTACAAAAACGAGCCCAATCATTTCAAGACTTCATTCGGGCATGTTCGGATCCAAGTTTTGATTTGAACATTCGTATCGGAGCTATTAAATCGATTTACCCTACTACTACTCAAAATTACGGAAACGGAACAGAGAGTCCAGATTGCCTGTTCGTAGACATCAATATTGAATATGCACCGGGTTTGTATCGAAACCCTGCAACACTTCCGATTGAAGTATTAGAAATTGTATCGGATGGTGTCAATACTGGTCCCGTACCTGATAGTCTCAGACGTCCAAACAACATTCATGGTCCTGAAGAAACTCAAGCCAATTCAGACATTAAAGCTAACGTTAATTTGACCACACAAAACGTTAAGCTCCCAGGCTCCAATAAATGGGATGACACCAAACCCGGTGGTGGAAATTTCAAGCCCTAACGCTAGAAATTAACAAAAACTATGATAAGATCCAACGCGCAACCTATCTTCAAAAATAATGAGAACGTTATATTATAAATTCCTAGTTTTGTTTTTCTATCATGTCGGAGACGTTGCGTGCAGACTTCCTTGGGAATGGGCTGCAAACCTTTATCAAAAAGCCATGAATCTTTCTTTGGATTGTGATGATAAGATTGATTATTGGTTTTGGAAAGAACCACCTTTACAAAAAGATGAAGAAGATTTATGATGGAGGCATTTCCAGTTAAAAGAGTTTTAGGCACATCTTTTTTTGAGTACTGGGCAAAAAAAGAAATGCTTAGAGAAGGATTAGTAGTTTCGTATGGTTCCAACAGCTTAAAAGCAGACTTGTTTAGTTCATTCAAAAAGTATATTATAGATGCGGAGGACATACCTTTAGTTCAAACAACCAAACCATATAAATTTGGTGTACCCAACACCGTTACTATTGTTGTAAAAAACGCAAATCAATTTCAAGAAGAATCTGATAAACTAAATACGATTTTAAATCGACAAGGTTACGTGACAATAAGACACGAAAAAGGAAAGAACGACGTAGACATATATCAGTTTGAACCGAAGTATCCAGTTACATTAAGCAAGAAACAACTAGAACCTTTCAGAGTATTTCACATTACCGAAAAAGATAGAAAAGAAAACATTTTAAAGCTCGGCTTAAATCCTAAGGATTCAAGAACTTCTTTTAAACACAAAGGGAATCGAATTTATTTGTTTGCAACTAATAATCCTCAACAATACATACCAGTTCTTTCCAAAAATCTTTCTAAAAGAATTACCAAAAATGGAGCTGAAGTCGAAAAGGATATGCTTGCATTTGAAGTAGATAAAGAAGGAATTTCTAGTGAAGATTTATATTTAGATGAATCATTTGAATACAAACCGAACTCTTATTTTGCTGTATTTACTTTGTATTCAATTAGACCAAACCATTTAAAAATTTATGAAAACTAACAGACCTAAAATATTTGAAGAACAAATTGCAAGAAAGCCTGACCATTACAGCTGGGCCCAAGAATTTTGCCATGCCATTCATAGTGGATTCTGGACGGTGAATGAATTTAATTTTAAATCAGATGTCCAGCAATTTAAAGTAAATTTGACAGATCAAGAAAGAGAAATTATCGTAAGAACACTTTCTGCTATTGGTCAGATTGAAATTGCTGTTAAAAAGTTTTGGGCAAAATTGGGAGACAATTTACCGCACCCAAGCCTCCAAGATTTGGGTTATGTGATGAGTAATACAGAGGTCATTCATAATAATGCTTACGAAAAACTTTTAGATGTGCTTGGACTTAACGACGTCTTTGAAGAGAATTTGAAGCTAGAATGGATTCAAGGTCGTGTAAACTACCTTCGCAAATACACTCATAAATATTACAAAGACTCAAAAAAGCAATATCTTTATGCTGTTATTTTGTTTACGTTGTTTGTAGAAAACGTTTCGTTGTTTAGTCAGTTTTATATCATTAACTGGTTTGCGAGATTCAAGAACGTTCTTAAAGATACTGATCAGCAAGTCAAGTATACAAGAAACGAGGAAAACCTTCATGCTTTGATTGGAATTAAAATTATTAATACAATTCGAGAAGAGTATCCAGAGCTGTTTGACGAAGAGCTTGAGCAAAAAGTTCTTCAGGAAGCTGAAGAAGCGTTTAAGTCGGAAGCAAAGATTGTAGACTGGATGGTTAATGGCATTCAACAAGAAGGTTTAACGGCTCCAATCCTCAAAGAGTTCATTAAGAATAGGATCAACGAGTCTTTGAAACAAATTGGTTTTAAGACGGTTTTTGAAGTTGATAAAGACCTATTAAAAACTACTATGTGGTTCAATGAAGAATTGCTTGGAAATAACGCCGTGGATTTTTTCCATAGTCGGCCGACGGATTACTCAAAAAATAATCAATCGTTTTCCGAAGACGACTTGTTTTAATACATGAGCAAATCTCATTCTTGGCTTTCAAATCAACTTAGAGGTTTTCCTAGCTTTGGAAAAATGTTTCGAGATCTTTTAGCAGAAGAGCTAGAACAAAGTTACTTAGAAGAAGGTTTGATTGCGTCTTGGGATATCGATAAATTAGTCAATAAGATCTCAAACGTTATTGGAAATAAAATTTTAGAAGTTCAAAAAACAACTCTTCCAGATTTTCTAAAGAATACAGGCTACGGAGAAGTTTTTACGGTTAATATCTTTTTGAAAGAAAAGCTGACCGAAGAAGAAACAAACCAAGTAGATCAACTTTTAGACTTGTTTGGTTATACTAATGTTTTGTGGATTGAACCAGACGGACTTCAGCTACAGTTAGAACCAAGATATCCAGTCAAACTCAATGAACTTATAGGTCAGTCTTTAGACAGATATCTTTTTCATATAACTAAAAAGAAATCGTTGGATAAGATTAAAGAAATTGGATTGGCTCCAAGACCCTCTGAAACCAAATTTCAACATCCTGGAAATAGAATTTATTTGTTGTGGTTACCAGCAGTTCAAAATAAAGGTTTGCTCGTAAACGCTCTTATCAAACAACTAGCAAACAAGAAAGAGCTAGAAGAAAAAGATTTTGCTGTTATAATGGTAAAACACAACCCTAAATATGACTACTATCTAGACGATACTACAACATTGCTTGATCAAAAAATTATAGCAATGTTTACAACAAATAATATTTCACCAAAAGAATTTACCAAAATCATCGAACTATGACAAAAGAACCCTACTACTGGCTTAACAAAGACTCACGAAAATTTCTTGAACGTGGATATCTTCTTGAAGGGGAAACTCCAGAACAAAGATTTAAAGATATTGCACAAACTGCTGAAAAGTATCTTAAAATTAAGGGATTTGCTGATAAATTTGAAGATTACTTGTCTAGAGGGTTTTACTCAATCAGTTCACCAATTATTTCTAATTTTGGAAGAGAACGCGGACTTCCAATTTCATGTGTAACTGGAGATACTTGGATCAACACAAAAGAAAACGGAGGAAAATTAGCCAAAGATATACAAATCGGAGACGAAGTGCTTACCCATAAAGGTAGATACAAAAAAGTAATTGATGTAATACCTACAAAAAACAGAAAAGGAATTTATAAACTAAAAGTAGCTAGTCGACTAACCCCTTTGCATCTTACTGGAGATCACTTAGTTTTAACAAATTTAGGTTGGGTTCGAACAGACGAGCTCGACAAACAAAAGCATTTCGTGGCAGTTAATGGGGATATTGATATAGTTGAGGAAGATTATACGATTGATCTCAAACCGTTTTGTAAACGATACGAACCATGCGTAGTAGAAGGACAAATAAACAAACAAGCCTCAAAAAAGACAAGAAAAACTAAAAGCGTTGATCGCTTAGTAGATTACGTAGCAACGCCACCAGAATATGTTGAGATAGACGAGGACTTGGCTTGGGCTTTTGGATTTTGGTTTGCTGAAGGTAGTGTTAGTAAGACCTTTAAAAAACAACCATCCGGAATTGCTATTACCTTTAACGATAAAGATGAAAAACCTCTTGGAGAACGGTGGTTAAAAA